TCAATAACGCTTTCTCGTTCTTCTTGTAGGTCGTTTTACTACTTTATTTGTAGTTTTCTTAAAATTGTTAAGTGTATATATAAATAATGGAATAAACACAGAAGTTATAATCCATTTAACTACTTCAAGTGTGTGTAAATACATTGTTCTTTCCAACTCAGTCATAAAACTCAAGTCAATATCAGTGATGTATAAAATTCCAAAGAAACATGAAGCGATAAATATAAATAGCAACTGGTGTAAACGAATGATTCTATGTTTGTTTACATCCTTTGTAAAAATATTTTTGAAACGCACAGTTAATGCAAATAGATTCGTAATCAATAATGCATAGAATAACATCGGTATAACAATAGAAAGCAAGTTATTTAGCGTTATATTCCACTCAAAAGGAATCAAAATCATACTATTTACATCTAATGGATAACCAAATGTTGCTAGAAAAATCAATAAACTCAGCATTGTAAATTGTATAGCATCCATGATCAATATTCTTTGTGTTCTTTTCTTATCAACTTTTGCTATTTTCAACATCCCTATTCCTAAAAGAAAGTTTATAAGTCTCATAGCAAACAGGAATAGGATTGCATAGAGTAATTCAAAATAAATCGCAATCAGAATCGTTCCCCATATACTTGCTGTAGGGATACCAATACTAATCACAATAATTGCTAATCCCAAACCAATTAAAATAATTGCACCAATTAATTTTGGAACAAATAATAGACCTTTTAAAAAGCCATGCCCTACCTTTTGTAATAAATTCCGTTTCTTCCCATCATCTTCTAATACATCATCATCTATATCTACTTCTTTTTCTTCTTTTTTGTTTTTATCTGGTACTGCACTTTGAATTTTCTGAATAAAATCTTTAAAACTAAACACTTTGAAAGCATGCAAATAGAATATGATTTTGCCAATAAACAAAAGCATAAAATCTATTGATATTAATATAATCAATCCAATATTTAACATACTCTACACCTCTTGAAAATAATCTAGTTTTAAAGCCACCTCATTTTTAATACATTCCGGTATTATACTCTTAACATTATATAGTTTCATTATTTGAAAATGAGCAAATGCAATTGCATCTATTTCAATTTTTTGTTTAAGATATTCTTCTTCAGGGATATCTTTTTTTGTAGGTGAGTTATAATTGCTCATTTCCTCTTTCCAAATCTGAATGGTTTTTGGATCTATATTGCTCTTACCTTGATACTCTCCTGTTATCAATTTCCATTGAAATGCATGTCTAGTTTCATGAAAGCATGTAACTTGAATCTCCATAGGATTAGCTTGATCTATCCACTCTTCGTTAAATGCTATGATATATCTTTCCTTTAAAAAGATAGAATTAATTCCTTTTTCCGTCATATCTTGATTATAAAAAAACTGCACGTCAGGAGTTTTTATACCTAGAATTCGTGCAGCTAAAGTCGTACCATTAATCGCAACTTCGTAGTTATCCATGTTGTGTTCCCCCTAGATATCCTCTTAAGTAAAATTATAACATATTTTCTTAATTATAAAAATACAAAAAGGCCACACCATTTTACCGGTGTGGCCATACTTGTGAAGCAATTTACTTATTCATTTTTAGTATTGATGAATGTAACTTTATCTCCAACAATTCTTAGGATATTGTTATCAATATTAAGTGATGCTTTAACGCCTATTGTAGCACCTTCTTTGAGGTACTCTAGAACACTATTCATAAGTCCTTCTGTAAGGCTAACTGGAATCAAATCTGATTCCTTATCATTTGGTCTTTTAATATCAATTGTAACAATACCTGCTAACTTATCGAGTTTGTTCACTCGTCCTACTAATATTACTTGGTTTAACATACTTTTCCTCCTTGATTTGGTTATGACACATATTACCTAAATTAAGTTACTATAGCAACTTATACTTGCCTTACTTATTTAACTTATCTGCAATGATTTTCTCTGCTTCAGAAAGTGTTGATTTACCATGCATTTTATTACTAAAGGAAATATAATCATCGATGATAGATTCGATTTTACTTTGATTATCTTCTACAAAACCAATCGCTTTTTCTGTTGACCCAGTTAAGTTTGATACCCATTCACTAAGTCGTTGAATAACAGCTTGTTTTTTCTCATCTCCAGCTAGAAAAATCTCACCTTTTTGTTTTGCAATCTGATTCTTTTCTTCAACAATCATAATGAATTCTTTAATTGTCTTTTGAACCGTTTCATCAAAGACGATATCAGTTGCTTTTGTCACTAAATCAGCAACTACTGCAGATGAAGTCTTAATATCTTCTTTAACTTCTTTGATTACTTCTGATAAATTACCACTTTCTTTAAACTTCGATGTGAAGTAAAGAATTAGCGATAATACATTAGTTACAATTAATATTGTTTCAAGTGTTGTCATTTGGTTTTCCTCCTATATGGTTATATATATTCACTTGTGAATCTTCTAGTCTTGATACACGATGTTCTAGCACATTGACATCCTTTTTAAGGGATTTAATATCCTGTCCATGCATTTCTAGTAGATTTAGCATCTTGACATTTTGTTTTTCAATTCTTTGTAAATTAACGATGATTTCATCGTTTTTTGTTTTGTTCTTCTTTTCTTGCTGACTGAATTGTTTAATAGTTGTCAAAATCACTACAACCATAGTCACAACCCAGTAAATTAAGTTTTGCATACGAAACACCTCCGTAATGCTATCCCAGTCCATTTTGTATCATCTCATTTCGATAATTTTCTAGGTAGTCAAACAAGGATACTATCTCTTCTTCATAATTAGCCTCTGGGTTGGTTTTATAGTTTGCTTTATAATCAATCATTTTACTCTTCCATGGTTCATCAACGATTAAGTCAAACATTCCCGTTTGAATATAATGTTCAATCATGCCTCTGACTCTGTATAGATGGTAAAATGCTTTCGATTTTTGATTAACTTCAAATACACTTTTTGAATAGATTAATAATGCATCTATTAAGTTACAAATAAATGTATTATTAACGTTAGTAATCATACTTTCTAGTTCATCAGAAAATCCTGAATTTAAATAATATTCATTTGTTTTAATACCTAGTACATTATCTGCAGCTTGCCTATGATAAGCGATGATTGAATCATCAAATTGTTGCCTCTTAATAAAATCCTCTTTCGAGAAAACAAATAGGTCATATTTTCCAATAAATAAATGAAGGATTCCTCTAAAGCCCTCTAATACCACCGTGACATCAATATCGCTCGTATTTTCATCTAATCCATATGCTTTAGATCCACCATAGTAAATAAGTAAAATTTCGGTATTTGGAAATACTTCTTTTATGAGATTATAAATGTCATTCATTTGCTTCCTCCTCAATAGGTCCAGGTAGCGGTGGTTCTAAAACATCATAATCATCTAGTGCATCTTCAAATCCTATAACATTTTGTTTTAACCAATTGTAGCCTTCAACAATTGGATTCACATCTAAAAACAATTCATAATCAGAAAATGGGATTGATATATCCACTTCTTCAATTGGATGGTTATTACTTGCTCTTGCTTCTTTTGATAAATAGGATGCTACACAGACTGTAATCTTCTTATTTGCATAGCTTATATTGAATGCTGTAATTCTATGATAAGATGCACCTATACCAAACTTCGTATTTAATTCTTTAATGATTGCCATATAATCCCCTACTTTCTTCTCATTCTATAAATCGTCACTGAAATACTATCAGGCGTTCCTACGGACATACCTGGATTGATATATAATGCACCAAGGTCGCCATATGCTGTATGGACAAAATCAGCCATTTTAATTGAACCATCCCCTTGACCAGAAAGAGTTGTCATACTTTTTCCATAAGTAACCCAAACTTGCGTATCAAGATAACTTGCTTTAAATGTTGGTGATATCTCAAAATCTATGACTTTTGTAATCCCACTTGTAATCGTAGGTCCTGCAACGTAACTATCTTCTATATATTTTGCAGTTGTATTCGTAGTCGATCTTTTATCGTGCACTGTGTCTTCTGTATTCAAATGATGGTTGATATACGATCCAGGCAGATTTGCTTGTGCCGATGTTCTGTAATAAATATATGTATCAGAAGTATCAACGGATGTTCCTTGTGTCGATGCGATGACATGCACTTTATAAATGTAATTAGGATCAAACGGATAGGTTAAACTATGCGTATATGCAGTTCCTTGATAAAAATAGACTTGTTCTAATGCACCTCCTATTTTTACAACAGATGAAATGCCTCTTGCATAGAGTGTTTCACTACTATAATCAAATGCTAACTCTCCTAAATAACTTAAATTTGACGTTGTTGGGGTTGAAGTGCCTCGTTTAACTCTGATGATCGGCATTAGTAAGTTCCACCATCAATAATTGATGACGGTGTCAATACTTTTGAATCATCTATCCCTAATTTATATGTAATTCTTGTCGGCGTATAATTTGAATCAACAACAGCGACATATAAAAGGCCATCAATAATGACATTATTTGCATAATCTGTTTCAGAAGCTGCGACAGCAATCCCATCGGAATCACCAATGTAAATATCTTTCACATTACTTAAAATAGTTCTCTGTGTTTCTGTTAAATGAAGATTTGAAGCGACATGTGTGTTATAAGTTGATGCTGCAACACCACCTAGTCCAGCAAGTGAAATTGTTACTGCACCAGTTGAACCATTGACACTCGTTACAGCATCAGTTGGTGTTAAGAGTTCTTGCCAGTTAGCGAGTGTTGAATAAGGTGATGCCTTTAGGATAAAAGACTTATTTAAGTCCGTTCTAACGGCAACGTCGCCTTCCTGTGCGTTTGATAATGCAAGCATGGCAGTTTGACTTGAAACAACATAAGTATTTGTCATTGCGATTTTTGGAACAACACTATCTGCTAATTTCCCGCTCGCATCTAAGATTGGAACATTACCACTGCCTGTACCAGTGTTCTTTGTTGAAGCTGTCCCTAAATTGAGCGCTGTAATCTTCGTATCAATTTGATCATCAACTTTTTCTACACCAGGTATTTTTAAGTAATCTGATTCAGCAAGTGGTATCGATACACTTGCCACTTTGTCCGCTTTAGCTATATATAAATGTTCACCACTAAAATCAACTTGTGGTTCTCCGGCTTTAACAGTTCCAGTGGTTCCTGTAAGTGGTCCTGTTCCTGCAGTTGTTCTTCTTTTTATTTGAATTGTAGCCATTTAAATACCTCCTATTTTTTCGTAAACACACTTGTAATGTTGTGTGTTGTGTTACCAGTTGTTAATGTGACGATGCCATCTTCATATACAACACTTAATGAATAATCTCCTGAAGCATATCGATAAGATACAGATGTGTTAGATCCAACAAACAAAAACATCTGCTCTCCAGGAAACGTCACTACTGTATGGTTGTTAATAGCCACATAGATAATTGAATCTCTAAGTTCAACTGAACTTGTACCAGAAAAACGATAGGTGCCACTAGTCACTAGTGTTAATGTTCTTCGTTTTGGTAAATATCGACTTAATATTTCGTCATCAAGATCATCAACTCTGGTTCTATCGTTAATGATAAGTTTCCTCGAATAACTTGAAAGTGTCACTGATGTTGTTGTTTTCGTATAAGCACATAAAACAAGTTCATATAATCCATCAGTTGTTAAAAGGTTTGTTACTGTTAATGATGGATAGCTACCCGTTTGTTCCTTCAAATATAAACTAACGGTGTTATCAGATGTATTTACACCTAAAACAACATATCCATATTTACTTGAATCTGGTGTTACTCCTATTGTTGTTTGATTTTCAACATAAATGATTCTTCCATAAACTGAAACATAGCCATCACTAAATGTAATGGTATTATTGGCTAATGTATAACCACATTCACTTTTTAATCCTTTTAAGATGCCTACATCACTTGAAAATAGAAAATGATATAAATCAGAATCCATCTTTGATGTGACATTACCACCTTCAAATGTTATTTTTTGTAATCCCATCAGAACTCACCTCCATCAATGTCTGTATTGGTTATTGTGATATTACTTGTTGAACCACCACTTGTATTTTTACTGAGTAGTTGAATTTTTTCTGTTAGCTTCACACGATATTCTCCTAATGTAATCAGCGCATAATTGAGTGAGTCTTTAAACGTAATCCCTGTTATGACTGATTCGTATGTTTTCCCTTTATGAATAAAAGAGACATAATCACCAAGATGAATATTCTCAAATAAAATAAACACCTTATTTATCATGTCAATTGTAAATGTAATATTGTGATCAAGTTTGGATGTTACCATTTCACTTCTTGCTTTGGTTTCTAATGTTTCGTAATCATTATCGGTATAGATATAACTCTTAGCCATGACACTTGTATATCTATCATCTGAGGTACCATCTTCTGTGATTTCTCCAGTTGTTAGTAAATAATATGTTTTAATTGTTTGATAGATTTGATTATCGCTTCTTGGATAATAAACGATTTTATTCACGAGTTGGCTGGTGGAATCATTGGTTTCAACATTTAAGATAGATGAAAAATCACTCTTAATGACCATACCTTGATTCACACTAACGATCCTAAAAAAAATTCCTGTAATTCGACCTCTTAGATAAGTGACATCTGTGCTAAAACTAATACCATATCCTTTTGATACAAGTTCAAATATCTTTGACATATTAATGATGTTATCTGTTTCAAAACTAAGACTACCAGATATGCTAGTTTCTTTACTTACAGTCAAATATGATAGATTCTGTTTTTGATCTGAATTGTTCTTAAAATGGTCTGTGATTATTTGATATAGATAATCCGCAAGATCACCAGTAAAACTTGTAGCAGGTATATCCAAATTAAAAATCTCCCTGAAATCGAGAGACTTAATGTTCGTTGTATAATCATCATTGAGTTCGATACTTTCCAAGATTCCTATATATGAATAGACTTCATTTTTGAGAACAACAATATCACCAATAGTACAGTTAATGTTTGTTTTATTGACTTTGAAGGTTGATCTCTTTATGAGTACCATATCAAGTGCGAGTTCAAACTGGTTACTGACATATGCGTTATCTTTGTACTGTAGCGTGCTACGATCAAGAAATAGTAGTTTCATATCCTATATGCCTAAATAGCCTTCTAGTATGGTTACTCTGCAAATCGATTCCGTAGCTACGCCTGGTTTGAATTCAATTTCATAATCTCCATGTTCAAGAAAGATAAAATTGTCTTCTTCAAAGTCCTGTAACCCATATATGTCAGTAACGATTCCTGATTCATCCATCACCATTTCTTGTTTGCTTGGAATAGAGTTAATGGTAATGGTTATATTTTCTGCAGTTAAATATAAACGTAATACTGATACCACTTCTCCATTATTCTTGATTAGTACTTCTGGATCAACGACACTACCTATCATTTCAATCACAATCGGTGCATCATTTAATCCTTCATTTCTAATAAATACTTTTCCCTCATAAGAACTTGAATAATAATATGGATAAGAGTATGGATAAACTTTCCCACTAGATGAACCGTTAGCGATAATCTCATACGATTTTTCTTTTAACCAAAGAGATAATTTTTTAAAGACAATATTACTTTGAATGGTACTAGCTACTAATTCCGCTTTTGAAAGACTAGCGATATCGACATAACAGTAGGCACTAAAAGCGTCATTTTGATAATGTAGTTTATATTCTTTGTTGCTTTTACTGATAAAATCTACGAAAGACTTATATCCTTGATATCCCTTAAGAAAGATTAACGTTTCAGAAATCTCCGACAAAGGAATGTTATATTCTGAACGAGAATAAAATCGGTTATATTCTAAATACTTCAAATCTAGTGAAAACCCAAGTCCACTTACTTGCGAAATAAGCGTCTGATTCTTGTGATTGAAATAATAGATATCGCCATATTCGTTTTCTAAATAAAATTGTCTTATCATATCACACTACCTCCTAATGCCTTGTTGATGGAATCCACATCAAAGGTTGGTGATGTTGTATTAATAGTGATGTTGTTTGTGTTACTTGTTGATGAACTAGAATTTGAATTGTTGACTGTGCTCGATCCTTTTAAGTTAAATGTATCTGAAAAGAAATCACCTATCCCACCAAAGAACCCACTCACTTTATCAGCTGCATTAGACGCAAAATTACTAATACCATCAGTTACTTTATTTGCAATGTTTGAAATCCCTTCAGTCACACTTGAAAAAGTATCTTTTACTTTACCACCAAAATCACCAATTTTTGAAGGTACGTCTCCAATCCACTCAAAGATCTTCTGGATAAATTCTACAATCTTTTGAACAACCTTTAATACCGGTTCGAGTACTGTTTTGAGTACGTTAATTGCTGGAATTAAGATTGCATTTAATACTTCACCGACAACAGTAATAAGTGGTGCTAGTGCTTCTAAAATACCAGCAAACATTTGAATTTGAGTAATGAGTGGCATAAGGATAACATCTAGTATCGGAACTAATAAATCTATTAACATTACAACTAAATCAATAATGACATCTAGAATTGGTTGAAGAGCCGTCATCAGGCTATCGACAATCGCTAAGATAGGTGGAAGTAATTGCATGAACGTTTCCATGAGCCTTCCAAGTAGTGCCTTGAACTCTTCACTTTGAAATAATGCCATTGCTAAAATGGCAATCAATGCACCAATTCCTAAAGTAGCTGCATTAATACCAACACCTGCAAATATGCCAGATGTACCTACAGCTTTAAGTGCAATGGTTCCAGCATTGAGTAGTGGTCCAACTTTACCTACAACAGATAACACCGGTCCTATAGCAGCTACTAATCCAGTTAAGGTAGCAATGATCTTCTTAGTACCTGAATCCATGTTATTCCACTTATCAATCCAGTCTTTTAATGTAGGAATCACATTATCTCTGACTTTAATAATAAGTTCCTGGATAACTGGTAGGAGTGTACTTGCTAAATCAACACCTAAACTAGATACTGCTTGTTTGGTTCGATCCAGTGCATCAGTGAACTCGCCTGCTTGAGCTGCTTGTTCATTCGTTACAACACCTAACGCTTGTGCTTCTGCTCTTAAATCACTGATAGCATCAGTTTCGCTTGATAAGATAGGTAGTACTTCAGTCCCAATTTTCTCACCAAAGAACTCGTTGGCCACACCAACTCTCACTGATTCATCAGCAACATCACTTAAGGCATCTCTAATAAGTTCAAATGCTTCATCAGTATTTTTACCTTTTAGATCATCAACAGTAAGACCAATTAAAGCAAGGCTATCAGCAACCTTATCACCATTACCAGTCGCAATATCTCCTAAGATACCATTAACTTTCATAAACGCTTTGGACATGGATTCCGTTGAAGTACCCATGATGGTTGCGACATGATTCCACTCTTGGAACTGTTCAGCAGATAATCCTAGTTTCTGTGCTGTGTCTCCAATTTCATCTGCTGTATAAGCTGTTTTGACCGAGAATGCCGTTAAAGCAGAAACGGCACCTAAAATAGGTACCGTTACGCTTTTCGTTAATGTTGAACCAAGTTTGCCAATCTTATCAAACTTCGCATTGGCAAGTTGCTTGATCTTGGTGTTTGTATTTTCCAATTGTCCATTTAATTTAGCAACTTCTGCTTCACTGTATTGAACATTTCGTTTTAACTTATTAAATTCCTCTTGACTCATATCACCGACTTGAACAGCCTTTCTCGCACGTTCAAGTTCCTGGTTTTGTGTTTCAAGTTTCTTTTTTGTTTGGACTAAGATATCATTTAACTTCGATTGTTTTTGTTTCCAAAGATCTAAATTCGTACTGTCATAACGAAGGTTCGTATTAATCGCTCTTAAGTCTTTGTTTTGTTCCTTGAGTTCTTTCTTGATGCCGTTTAATTCGTTTTCTAAATCTTTACCATCAAGGGTTAGTTTGATATTTAGTCCTTTGACTGTTTCTGCCATTAATCCTCACCTCCTATAATAGGAACTTATCTATATCATTTTGTGTTGCTTTTTTTGATGATTGATTCCCATTAATCACATTCATTTCAAGCTCTACAATCTCAAAGTAAGTATCTAAATCAAAAGTCTTTGTATCTTCAATAGAAATACCTAAATGAGCAAGATTAAATATGATGTTCGCTGTTATGTTTACTTCATCATTTCTTTGTGGGCGGTTTGGGTGTGGATCCTTTTTGAAACGTTCCGAGCATTTCACCTATCGTATTCGTTAAATTTTCAAGTTCATTTTGATTACTTAAAATAGAAAAATCCAACGACATTAGAAAGTCGTTGTAAGATTGTTTACTGAAAGGTCTATGTAAGACATAGATTATTCTAAAAATTGTATCAATCACAGTAGATAGATCATCTTCTTTTTTGATATTTGATTTTTCTAATTTCTTGATATCACTAAATAACTCTGTTGAGAATACATTACGATAATCAATAATTGTAAATAGTGATGAATGAAGGCGATAATCCTTATCGCCAAGTTTAAGTGTTTTTTCCATAATAGATTATCTCCTTAAATAAATGTTGGTAATGCTGGTGCTGTTGTAAGGAATGCCGCATAGTTTGCATCACCCACACCTGCAATGACTCTTAAGATCAGATCGTTTCCTGATTCAATCGGTCTAGCAGTAATGTTTAGTGTGATGGAGTTTGCCTCAATTGAATCTGCTTTAGATTTGCTTGCATCTCCTGAAGGTGTAGCTGTACATAAGAAATACCAAATACGTCTCGCTTTGATATCACCTTGAATCTCATATCCTAAAGCAAATGTCTTTGTTTCGCCATTTACTACTTCTACAAGATTACCATTTGTGTCCTCCAAGACACCAAAAATGTCCTTTTTAAACACGTCGTCTATTTCAGTAAATTTAAGCGTAACATTCGTTCCAGAATTGGATACAAGCGTAGCAATCACTTTATCATCTGCATAAACCTGTGTGCTACCACCGATGGCTTCAGTTGTGATTTCTTGAGCACCTTCTAAACGTTTAGGTGTAGCAAAGGTCCAACTTCCATCTTCGGTTTGAGTAGCAAGTGCGTAGTGTACGTTTGTTAAACCAAATGTGACTTTATTACTCATTTAAAATACCTCCTCTTTGATTTCATATACTCTGTTGACTGAACTGTCTTCGTTGACAAATTCAGATAATAATTCAAATTCATATCCCATAAAATATAGGGATGCTTCTAATTGTTCTTCTAAAACTAAGTTCTTCTTTTCTGTAATCAGACTTACTTGAAAAGTTGCTACCTTTGCCACTACTCTATCATCAGCATAGACAATTGCTCGATTACTTAATTCTTGATAGATGATATAGTTCGGATCACTTTCTAATCCCTCTCTAGTTCCATAAGATACCTTACCTGGTAAAACAGTATTCAAAGTATCATACAATGCTTCTAGTTTTTCTTGCACTAATCATCACCCTTTTCAATAATCGATTTGATGTCTTCTAGCATTTTTGGTGTTAGTAAATCATACGCTGGACGCATAAAGGGTCTAGGTCCGACATACTTACCACTCCGATGTGTAAAACCAAATTCAAGCAAATGTGTCAGTTTTCCTTTCTCATTAGAAAAGATAACAATCGTCTTATTTATTCCACTTCCTACTGGTTCAGCAATAAACGAATTAGCAAATGGTTTTGAACCACCACTTCTAGGTGCATGCGTACTGATATACTTCACGATTTCTTGTGCTGTTTCATCAAGACGTTTTTCAAGTTTTCCAATTATGTCTTCAGCATACTCTTCAACCATATTTGAAATAGCAACTCCTAGTTCATCAAGTGTAACCAATGACATCACTCTTTCTGATTTTAGTTTTACTCAAGTAGAGTTCAATAAACTGTCCGATTTGATACGTTCGTTCAATCTTATAAATGTCTCCTGCAATATCTGCGTATTTACTTTCATCATATAAGAAGCTTTGAATCTTTAAGGCAATATCAATCCTAATATCTGATCGTTTACTTTCATAGTATTCGTTTGATGTAATGCTAAAGTTTATACCAATTACCTCTTTTGAGTGTTGCAGTTGATAGGTTGAAGAACCAATTGAATTTTGAACCAAATCCATGGTTAGCAGTTTTAGTGATATATTGGGTGAGTTAGGATACATTTTCTGAAACTCCTTGTGTCAATGCAATTTGTCCTACCAACATATCAAATGTCTTAGGTAGGTCTTTTGCACTCCCATCATTTTTAAAGCCAAAAAATGTCTTCACATAAATAATAATTACTGTGCTAACCATGGGATTTGATTCATCATTTATATAAGAAGGATTAATCCCACAACTCGTTAAGTATGCTTTGCAACTCCCAATGTGAGTGTTCAACTCGTCATCAGCAAATGATTCTGATAAAGGTATGAGTAGTGCCTTTTTTACAATGTCTAGTATCGCCATGAGATCAATCCTTTCTTAAACTTTTAATTTGCTTCAGCTATTAAGCTGCAGCTTTCTTTTTAATACGTAGGAATCCGTTATAACCCACTACGTTACCACCAGTGAATACTGATGCTTTGTAGCTTATGATTCCATCTTTGAATTTGTAATCTGTAGATTTACCAATTTCAACTGCTGAGAACACAGGTACTTCATAGTTTTTAAGTGCACCATATGCGATACCGTATTCTCCAGCCGCAGTATTACTATCAGCGATTGCTTTACAATGAGAGTTGATGATATAAGGAATACCATCGATAGTCTTGTTGACATAGTCAATAGTATGCACTTTTCTTCCTTCTTGAGTCTTAAGTCCTGCAAATGCACGTAAGTCATTCTTATTCAGGATAAGAACTGCACCACCTTCGACTTCTTCATCTCCACCGTAGGCAAAGACAATATCATCAAGTGTGGAATCAGTGATGGCTTCAATCTCAAGTGGTGCTTTATCCGCAAGTGCTACTGCTGCATCACTAAAGATACCAGTGAATGTATTCGTTGTTCCTGCACCACGTAAGATTTGTTCGCTGATTTTCTTTTTCAGTGAAATATTGATGTTACGTAACACTTCAGCTTGGTATGGAATGGCTGGCAATTTTTCAAGTTCTTCAGTGATTTCTGTATAAGCAGTAATCTTCACTTTGGAAATTGTCAAATAACCAAATGCTGGCTCAGTTTCACTATAAGGTTGTCCTTCAAGTGTCGTTCCAGCAATACCATTGTTTTTAACAAATGATTTCTTGTACGTTTCTCCACCGTTTAGGTTGATAACATTAACTCGATCAACAAGAGTTGACACTTGAGCAAATGGTACTGGTGCTAATCCTGAAGCTGTATGATCAGGTAGTAAGATTTCTTCACTTGATACTTGAATCACACGACTTTCACGCAAACTTGCTGCACGTTGTTCTAGTTTTTCTTTATCAATTTTAGTACGGTTATCGATAACAATTGGTTTGATTTCAGCTTTGCTAGCGATTGCCATTTTCTTATCAATAACACCTCGTTCTTCTTGAAGCTCAGTTGTTTCAGTTTCGAATGCTTCAAGTTTAGTCATATCTGTTTCATGATCGACAAGACCTCTGATTTCAGTCAGTCTTGACTCGATTTCTTTTCGTCTAAGTTCTAAATTCATGATTTTTTTCTCCTTTTAGATTTGTGATTTGATTTTGATACGCTTTTTGATAATGCTTGATTTTTGTTCCTGCTCTACTAACTCCATAGCCTTTAGTTCTAACTCCATAGATTCTAAAGAACGAGCATATATAGAAGTTGCATCATATGCTGGAGTATCCACAACCGACACATCATACAACCTTTCAATTTTTGTAATAGTTCTCTTTGGAATTCTACCTTCTCGGTTCCATACTTGTTCATCAACCGTAAAGGCAAAACTCATCTTATCCAACAATCCACTTCTTACCATTTTGTAGATGTCTTGATTGGTGTTTGTGTCTAATAATTCAGCACGTACTTTCAAACCGATACTATCTACAGTAAGGGATAGGGATTGATTCTTAGTTCTAGCGATAATTAAAAAGGAGTCCATATGATTGTACTTCATAGGAACATCCTTCATTTTAGTTTCCGATAAGGCTCTTGAATCGATTTCCTCAAGGAAACCATATTCTTCATCACCTATTAATGTTTCATTGTTAAAGACTAATGCATAGCCTTCTAATATCATCTTGTCATCTTCTTCATGAAGCGTAACATCAGCTAATCTAGTTTCCTTTATCATCTTTACGAGTCTCAACTTTCTTTGGTTTTGGTGTTGCTTGTTTTTGATATTCATATTCAAGCTCAGAGTCTTTATAGAAAAGTGACTCGAGTTTTTCCTTTTTACAATAATCATCAATAATGATCGTCTTTTTCTTCTGTGTTTCTAAGATGACTTTAAGTGCATCTTCTGATATCTTTCCATTAACTGTTATTTTCATCTTTTGGTTCCTCCGTTCCTACTTGATATTGATTCGCTTTATCGGCATCGACAAAGTTTAATGATTGAAGTCGTTTGTTTCCACCTTCGATAGGTTCTAATCCAAGTAATGTTCTCGATTCATTAAGCGACATAATTCCAAGACTCATAAGTTTCTCAATTGCAGTTACTTTGGTATTCCATGAAGCGTATTGAAGTCTTTCACTATAGAAAATGATTTCTTCTCCACGTTCCAACTGATTATCAGTAAGTAAGCCTAAAGAAAAAGCCTCGCTAAGTTGAATAGCTAAAGGCTCTATCGTTGACTCATAGAATGAGTTATATTCATCTTCTGTATACTTGCTTGTAAATATTGGCACTGATACCCCGAAGTAGTCTAGGACCTTTGCTTGTAAGAATTCCAGTGTGTCTTTATCAATCAATTTAGGATCAACTTCCAAAGGTATGTACTCTGACTTCAAATCTATCGGTATAATCGAACTACCTTTTAAGCTCACCGATTCTGATAGTGCAGCATCAAATAATTCTCGTTGCTTCTTCTTATCGGTTTCCGATAACATACCATTCATCTTCAAGATACCTTTGATCTGCATAGATGACTTAACAGCATTATCGATTCCTTGAAGCAAACTATCATTGATGGAGATAGTTTTAAGGATTGCTTCATGATCCCCAGTTGAACCAGTTCCACCAAATATATCGTTTTGTCCAAAATGTCGTCTTAAATGAATGATATTATCATATGGCAAAATGTATGACTCTCCATTATCAAACAAGAACTTTATGAAGTAAGTATCTAAACCATCAACAATCATTTCTACTGTAATAGGCCGAAGTGGATAGATACCTTTAAGTTCTCCTGTATCCTTATCAAACTTCGGATAAACAAACGCATTATCATTTAACAAGAGCAAAGTTATCGTTTTGTAGATGAAGTCATATGGTGTCATGATTTCGTTTGGTTTATACTTCAAAAGAAAAGACAGCCTACCTTTTTTCTCGGTTACTGTCTTATCGTTTTCGGTTTTTATAAATCTAGGTTTGAGTTTAGCACATTGGCTAGCGACTCGATCAATACATATTTTTACCACGTCACTCTTGGAAATGTTCGATCCAAATGGTGTGTAAAATGTATTTAAATTACTGATTAACTGGAGTGCATCAAATGATCCAGTTTTCGTTTTTCGTTTGAATAAGGCCATGTGCACCTCCTAAATTTTGTTTGAATACTCATCAATATAATTTCTAATTTTCATTAAGCAATTTTGATCTAGTTTCTCAGCTTGCTCTATGAAGAGTCTATGATTGTTAAATACAAATATGGAAATAAAAATATCTTCAAAAGCAAGGTTGTAAATGTCTTCCTCAAGTTTGAAGTATTTTTGATATTCCATGTTTCTATAATATGGTTGCTTATCTTTTGGAACTGTATTTATCAAATATTTTCTCATACCATTGTAAATATCTATCGCATATATTTTATTTGATTCACAGGCAATCATGAATGCTAATTTATCATCTTCGTATAATTCAGAGAATTGATCCTGGATCTCATCTTTTTTTGTAATATCAATCGTTTTAAATTTTAGTAAGTTAGCAACGGATTCATGTAATTTCTTGTCTTTCATAAAACTTTGATAATGATTTTGATACAATTCACATTGCTTATAATCTTCAATATTTTCCTTACCAATATAACGTTCAACAAAATCTTCATGCAATGGTCCAGACATTGTATCTCTAGTTCTTAAAAATATTTCTTCATCCATTAACAATATTGGCATTGGATCAATAAACAATCTGAATACTACAACCGCACCAATGATTTTACGTAATGATTCCTCATAAAAAACTTGTTCAGTATCAATATCATATTTTTCTCCAACTAAAAAATGAGTTCTATGTGTATAAAAATTCATAAAGCTTTGTTTATGAACCTTTTTATTAAGTTTTCCATTTAAATCTTTTAATGATTCAAAATACTTACTCATCGAACCTTTTATATCAGCATATAAGTCACTGTTCTTAGATAAATACTTATCCATAATGGAATAAGTATCCATTCGACCTAGGCTATTCCATTTTTTTACATGTTCACTTATTTCTAAATCCTGATGTTCAATAAAGTAAACTAGTAACATGAATATTTCCAAAGTTGCTCGTAAACTGTAAAAAGCAGCATCAAACATTCCTTGCTCATATTGTCTAATTGAATTGGCAATCATGTGTTCAGATTCAAATAAAAAGCCAGTTGAAATTTCTACTCCTATTCTTCCTGAAAAACTTCTGCTTACTGCCATATTTAAGTCCATTAAGTATAAATCTTTATTACTGATTATTCTAGGTTTTAAATGTTGATATCTTATTTTTTCTATTGAATCACTTGACATACTACCACCCCACATGAGAATTATAACATATTTTCATAATCAGTTTTATACCTATTTAGAACTACATATGCAATTATCAATGCAACCGTACCATCAATTCGTTTGTACTTCGAGTTCAGCTTAGATGGTTGTATGTTACCATTCAAATCCACCTTCGCTTGTGTATTTGCTAGACACCATTTCAGGATAGGATTGTTATCATAGTTTACAAAGTTATTTTTTAAATCTGCTTCCATAATTTTCATTGGTTCTGATAATGAGTAGATTCCTTGTCTGACCTTTTCCATATTGAAACCCAGGTCTTCCATTTCTTTAATCCAATACTGAGAGTTCCATGGGTCATATCCAACCCATAAAGGACGTATACCATATGTTTGTATCATCTTCATGAACCACTTAGTAACAAGACTAAAATCATTCTGATTTCCTTCAGTAAGTGTTACAAAACCCTTCTTTATCCAAATATCGTAAGGAACATTGTCTTCTTTGATTCTTTTTTCTACAACTTCGCTTGGCATAAAGAAATGTGGAATAACATACTTTATACTACTATCACGTTTCTGAATAACAAGTACTGCAGCCGTTAAATCAGTAGTAGATGATAAATCTACACCACCAATTGCATATGAATCTCGTAGATCATCAATTGAGTATTTGTCTTCATTGTTCAAATCATCAAAAGACAACCAGGAACCTGAATCAGCTTGTTTGATATTAAAGTCCTTACAAAGCATTGTGACTCTTGTTGAAAGGTCATGTTTTGATTTATTCATAACATCTTCTAAGTAATTATTGAGTTTTACAACACCTAGACTCGGATTTGATTTTTTCCATGTCGAAGGATCCTCATAAATTTCCTTTGTTGAATCCTGCGTATACAACCAAGGTAATACTCTTTCATCTTCTATTTCACCTTTTAACATCTTTCTAGCATAATCTAATTTATTATCTAAAAAACCACCAACGGTTGTCCCTTCGGTGGTTATGATAAATATCAGTGGTTCTTTCTTTGTTGATTGTGATTGTTTGATTGCATCATATACTTTGGAATCAGTCATTTCATGCACTTCATCAATACAACCAACTTCGATATTGTATCCATCTTTGTTTCTCGATTGAGCGGATAACTTTTTAATCTTATTCTTGGTCTTTGGAGAATAGATGTGATATATGTTTTTCTTGCTTCGAGTATCTTTCGATAAGGCTGGAGATTGTTCTCGCATATTATTGATCTCTTCAAATAGTATGTTTGCTTGTTCAGTTGTATTAGAAGCACATACAATATCTACACCACCTCTTGAAAGAAAGAACTCTGCTAAATCTATACCAGCAACGAAAGTAGTCTTTCCATTCTTACGAGCAATAAGTAATATGACTTCATTGAATCTACGTAATCCCGAATAAGCCATCTTAAATCCATAGGCTGTTTGAAGTAGTGCTTTCTCCCATAATTCTAAGATAAAAGGCATACCATTAAATGGTGACTTCGTATGTTTACAGAAAGTTTCAATAAAATCAATTCTTAAGTTCCCTGGTTGCTCATCAAAACTATAGAGAGGATTATCTAAATCTTTTATAAGTTTATCAAGTTGTGTTTTTAATTCTTCTCCAACTATGATGTTTCCATTTTTGATTTCATTGTAGTATTCAATTAAATAATTCATTCACTTGCTCTCTTAAGAAATTCATCAAAAGCATCATCTCCATCATTCACTTGTGTTCCAAGAATGCTATTAAGTGTTTTGATAACAGTTCCATATGAATTCACAAGTTTTGTATAATACTTAGCTGCTTCAGTTTGTCGTTGCTTACCTTTGTTTGATATTTGGATAGCACCATACTTTCTTATCTGCTCTTGTAACTTATCAAGTTCCACTTTCATAAATGCAGCTTGATAAATTAAGTTGTCTACTAATTCTGTCTTTGATTCTTCGACCAAAGAAAAAAGCGACTTGAGTCGCTTATATTCTATATTAATCATTATAATCACTACCAAAATTAATCGAATCCTTCAAAATAGCATGTGAAACTCTATTCTTCCAAGCTTCGACCTCTGTTATATTGTTATTTATATCATAGATGTAAATAGTTACTTCCCGAATCTTACTTAGTTTACTCAGCAAGTATTCGTCTCCAAAAGGAGAAACTCCAAAAACTGATATGCTATTTAAACTATCAAGTTCAGAATACAATTTTCTATTCTGCACTTCTTCAAATCTTTCATGAATTATAAATCCATTAACTCTATATTTTTGTTGAAAATCCATCACTTGTTTCTTATCAACATGATATCTTAAAGGTAACATTATTAACTCATCAAGATTGGTAATAGGAAAGTAATAGTAACATGTTAACATCTGATCTATGGTAAAAGCATAATCGATATCAGTATCTATCTTATTCTCATCGATTCCAAAATCATCTCTATTGAACGGTTGATAGTGTAATTTCCCATGCAAGTGATTAGTTATGTTGCTTTCATCCCAGAATTCATAATAATTCAAAGAGAATACATTATTGTATGATTTAACTTCTTGTACTATTAATTCAGGTAACTCTAATTCAATTAGTTTGTTATCTTCTACAAATAGTGCATTTATAAAAAGTTTTTTTAATAAAGTAAGCAACTCATAAAATTTATTTTTTGTCAACTTATTAAAATATTCATGCTTACGTTTTTCGATTATCAATTTAAAACAATCGTAAAGCAAATCCTCAATGCCTTTAGTATAATTATCAAAATCAAAGTTCTCTTCTAAATCTTTTAGAAAGGCAACATTATATTGAAATTCAAAGAAATCAAAAGCAGTTGGTAACATTTTTTTAATACGCCAAGCTACTTGATTATTTTTAAAGTAATCACTAACTGTTAAATTGATTCCATTTCCAATTAGTAGATTTTCCTTTTTCATAATTTCCACCTAAAATCCTATTTTCAAAAATAATGGCTCGTGTTTTTTAATTGCCCACCTACGCGGTACCCTTAAAAAGAATTTTATCTAGGATTGGGGGGTGGTCATTTTAATTCTTTTAAGTCCAAATTGGTTCATTGTTGCTCTTAATAACTGTACTTTAAATGGAGATGTTTTTCCTAGTTTACTGAGCTCAGATAAGTAAGTTTTTGGAGTAAAAACAATGTTATCGTAATGAATCATATGTTTTATAGGTGATAATAAAAGTTCTAACTCACTAATCATATGTTGTGAACCCTTCTCAATCTTGTCTGTTATAATTGTAAAATCTCCATCTTTTACTTCATCATGATACTCATTTGAAGCTCTATCTTTTATCCCTTCAATTACAAAAGTAATATAAAACAAATCTTTATTATTTCTTTTAATTTTATATTTTCTTTTGCCTTTATGTTTGATCTCTTCACTTACTAAAAAGCCATATGGTGGATATTGAATCCCTATGGTATTCTTTTTTCTGTTTGCATAAATAGAAATAAATTCAAAATCTTCAATTATATAATGATCAACACTAAATAGACTTGATAATTCTGAATATTTGTAATCATCTATTGTAATTTTTCTATCGTTTTTATCCAAGTAATCAGATGATAAAACCATCCACAAGCCTTTAATAGATATTGCAAAATACAACTTCAGTTCTAATGTTTTGGCATATTCAACCCTTTTATTGAAGTTATTCTCTGATATCTTATATTTATCTTTGTCAGTGTGTTTAATCTCTAACAAGAATTTGCTACTATTATTCATTTCAATAATGGCATCACAAGAATATGTTCCAAAAACGCTCGAAACGCTCTCATCAATTAACGTAATATTTTTACAAACATCCATCATGTGAATTGCTAAAAGGAAATCACTTTCACGATAAATACCTTTCATTCTCTGATTAAATTCTTCCTCGGAAACACCAATGTTATCTCTTACCTCATCCCACAATTCTTTTGGTAGATAAGGACTTAAGTCATCCAAAGCCTTAATTGTAGTTAGATCAATCGACATATATTAACACCCCTTTTTATAACTATTATAGCAAAAATGAATTATAAAAACGAGGTTTATCGTGTAATCAAATTACCATCTTCATCAAATTGTTGTTGCTTCGAGAATCTCTTATGTTCTGCATTGTGACATTTCTTACACAACAACTCTAGATTTTCTTGATTCAAACTAATTTCAGCAGTTGTCACATTAAGAACAGTAAGCCTAATCTTATGATGAACTTCTTCTCCTAAAGCACCACAACGTTCACAATTACCATTAGCTTCTCGTATCTTGATTTCTCTTGCTACTTGCCAGGCTACTGATTTGTAGAATCGATGCAGTTCTTTAGGCTTTCTCATATAGCTTTCTCAGTTCAGTAATCTTATCATCTACATGTTCCCATCGAACATCTAAATCTTCCCTACCAAAATGTCCATATTTTGCTAACTCCTGGAACTTAACTTTTTCAAGGTTGAGTTCTTTTCTTATGTTTTCTGGTCTAAAATCAAATACATAGTTTACCAGCGCTTGTATCTCTTGATCAGATGTAACACCAGTATCAAAGGTATTAACCAAAACACTTACTGGCTTTGCTACTCCAATTGCATAGCTCAAATGCACCTCGCAGTGTGTGGCCAAACCTGCCCCTACAACGGCCTTTGCTACGTATCTAGCATAATAAGCCGCACTACGATCAACCTTGCTCACATCCTTGCCAGAAAAGGCTCCTCCGCCATGTCTAGCATAACCACCATAAGTATCAACGATTATCTTTCTACCAGTCAATCCTGAATCTGCATATGGACCACCAATCACAAACTCACCAGTTGGATTAATCAATACTTCAGCATCAAGTATCGTATCGAAATCAAACACCTTGGTTAATACTTCATTGATGATAATGTCTTCTGCTTTTTCTAAGAATACTCCAGGTTGTGTTTGTGCTGAAACGACAATAGTTTCTACTTTCTTTGGTCTACCATTTTCATAGCCAACAGACACCTGACATTTTCCATCAGGTCCAAAGATGTGTGAATACTTCTCTTTACGAATAGTATCCATTTCTTTTGAGATATGATTCGCTAACATAATCGGTAGTGGCATAAACTCTTGTGTTTCATTACAAGCATAACCAAACATAATCCCTTGATCACCTGCTCCTTGTTCATGTGATTCGGTTGAGTTCACACCAAGTGCTATATCAGCTGATTGTTTACTTATCTTTTCCATAACTACAAAGTTGTCCTCATAACCAATTTCTTTTAGTTTTTGTTTTGCTATATTTGCATAGTCTACTTTCGCAGTTGTAGTTACTTCGCCAAAGACAAATACTAAATCATCTTTGATTGCTGTTTCCACTGCTACTCGTGCGTTTTTATCTTGTTCCAAAATGGTATCTAGTATTGCATCACTGATTTGATCACATACCTTATCTGGATGTCCACTAAATACGGATTCACTTGTTATTACTTGCATTAAACTTCATCTCCTTTATAAACGAGTAAAAAAGGAGCTATTCGCTCCTAAGTACTGATTTTGGTAAGTATGCTGTATATCTTGCGTAATGATATCCTTCGCTTTCAACAAGGATTCCGAAATCATGTTCATTGCTTGTTACAAAAATACAATGGAACACATCCTCTTTATCGCAATACATCACATCAATGTTTTCTTTTATAAATTCATAATCATCAAGTGGATCATGTATAAACGTTTCAAACAAATCTGAATCAATGATAATTTCTTTTTCAATGATGAACTCATCTTGTGGAAGAAGTTCTTCAGGTGTTGCTTTTCTAATAAAATTTACTTTCATTTTGCTATCTCCCATGCTGTATAAACTGAACGGTATGAACAATCCCAAGTATCAAGTATCACTCCATCTACACACGCTGTAATATGACCTGCCATTTTTAAGATGTATGTACCTTTTGTATGTAACTTTGTAAAGTCACGACCTTTAATTCTAGGTTCACCTTTTATTGCTTTAAATATCAATCTAGGATAACCCTTCAAATAATCGTATAAGAACTTCGTATCTTTGTAACTCGAATACCCTAGTTCTCTTTTCTTTCTGTTCAACTCTCTACGGCATTCTAAGTAATCCGTATCGGTTGCGGTTGCGATTGCTCTTACTACACAATCTCCAGTTTTGATTCCTTTCGCATCTGCATTGAACTCTTTATAAATTATAAGTCCCAC